ATTGGATATGCACCTAAATTACAAATTAAAATAATATAGTCATTAGATTCCTTAATATTTTTATTATAAAATAATGTCATCACATTCCTACTATATATTTTCATAAAAAAATATATTGAAAAATCTTTATGTAAGAAACTAAGATTTCCTAACTATTTTAAAATGAACTTACTATAAGAATAAATTGTATTTTTGATAATACAACAATGTTTCTTACACCAAAAAAAGCATCAGAATATTATAAAATCTCTAAAGAATCTTAATAATTACATTGAATCATTAAGATTCTTTAGAGATCTTATAATATCCTAAAACTTTTTTTGATATACTAAAAATGGTTGTATTATCATATATAATTATATCATTATATCTTTATATATATTTATTTATTATAAAAATACTTTGTTTAAATAAATTAAAGATTTGAATGATTTTGATACATGAATTAACTAAATTTTTTTTTATAAAAAATATATTTAAAAAAGTTTGTGTAAGAAATCTAGATTTCCTAAGTAATTTATGACTTGTCATAAATTACTCATAACAATAAAAAAAAAAATTGATTAATATTTTAACTAAATTTTATTTATTCTTTTATTAAATATAGAAAATGGAATCATTAACATCGGTACTCAATTTTTTTAAATTTAATAAAACTAAACCATCGGATGTTATTCATTATGAAGATATGAAACCAGATGTTGAGAAACATAATGATACAATATTAAATGAACTTCATATTGAGAAATATGGTGCTTCAAAATTAAATGAATTTGACGTAATTAACGTTAATATTCAAAATTTACCGTTTAAAGGAAAATGTAAATTATTTAATTTAAATAATTATCGTACAAATAATAAATTAAATACTTATTTGTTTAAAGAAAATTATGAAAATTATCCAAATAAAAAAACATATCCTGATAATTTTATAGGTGCTTTTTATGAAGCATATAATGTTCATGGAGATGTTTTAATAAGTCCGGATGACGTTTGGATTATTATATTATTATTTTTTTCAAAATATGTGAATGATCATTCTGATAAATTACGTGAAAAATTTGTATCTCATAAAGGTCAAATGGAATTAATCATAAGAGAAGAGGCTGCTAATTATGAAGAATCTCTTTTAATGGAAAAAAATTGGGATGTATTTTTTGAACAAATTATTTTAAAAATAAAAGAAAATACAAAAGACGATGTTGTAGATAAATTAAAAAGTGAATTTACAACTACTGATAATTTCCATAAAGTTATTTCTACATCTGTTATTATGGATACATTTAAAACTTATTTTAAATTTGGTAGATTTATATGTGGTTGTGGTATTAATAATGTCAATTTTAGAGGAGTTATTGAAGATTGGAAATTAATTTTAAAAAAATTAAACGATCTGAATGATTTTGATACAGGAGATAATATACTAACTAAATATATCCAAAATGTTTCAGTAATTATTACTAAATTCATTCAAAGTATGGAAGGTAATGTTGATAAATTATGGTGGAATAATATTTTACAAAGTGAAAAACGACGTATTGGTTCCGGAGGTGAGACAGATACCATCTTAACCGGATGGATCTTACAATTTTACGGTATTTATACCTCTATATCTTTTGAAGATATAATACCATCAAAAACAAATGTTCCTATTACATTGGAAAATAATTTTACAAATACAACAAAAAAATTATTAATGGAATCTTATTTTGGAAGTGTATGTGAAATCAATGATTATACATATGCGCCTAAATTACAAATTAAAATAATAGAGTCATAAAGTCTTCCTTAAAAATTTGTATTTTATTTTTTTATAAATATCTAATTGATACTTTACAGTTAATTAAATAATAGTTAATAATAACTATTATTTATTGTATAAATTGAACAATATATTTTAAATAAAAATATAGTTAAAATAAAAATTGATTTTTATTTTAACTATATTTTTTAAATTCTTTTTTTTGAAGATTTAAAAATGAATTCATTTACATCATCGGTTTTTAATTTATTTACAACAAATAAAAAGAATGCATCATTAACAAAATTAAATGAATTTGATGTTATTAAAGTTCATATCCAAGATTTAATATATAAAGGAAAATTTAACATATTCGCCAATCTAAAAAATTATCTTATATTTCCTAAATTTGAAAACGTAGTATTATTCAAAGAAAACTATAAAAATTATCCAAATATTAAAATTTATCCAGATAATTTTATAGGTGCTTTTTATGAAGCCTATAATCTTCATGGCGATGTTTTGATAAGTCCAGATGACGTTTGGATTACTATATTATTTTTTTTTTCACAATATGTTAATGATAATTCTGATAAATTACGTGAAAAATTTGTTTATCATAAAGGTAAGATGTCTTTAACTGTTGTAGAACATGCTAGAAATTATGAAGAATCTTTATTAGTAGAAAAAAAATGGGATGTATTTTTTAAAGAGATTATTATACAAATAAAAGAAAATACAAAAAATGATGTTGTAGATAAATTAAAAAGTGAATTTACAACTACAGATAATTTTCATGAAGTTATTTCTACTTCTATTATCATGGATTCATTTAAAAGTTATTTTAATTATGAAAGAGTGGTTTGTGGCTGTGGTATTAACAATGTAAATTTTAGAGGAGTTATTGAAGATTGGTTTTTAATTTTAAAAAAATTAAAAGATCTGAATGATTACGATACAGGAGATAATATACTAACTAGATATATAGCAAATGTTTCAATAATTATTACTAAATTCATTGAAAGTATGGATGGAAATATTGATAAATTGTGGTGGAATAATATTTTACAAAGTGAAGAAAGACGTTTAAGTTCAGGTCATAGTAATACAAGTACTATTTTAACAGGATGGATCTTACAATTTTACGGTATTTATGGTTCCATAGCATTTGAAGATCTAGATAGATCAAAAACGGATGTTCCTATTACATTGGAAAATAGATTTACAAATACAACAAAAAATTTATTAATGGAATCTTATTTTGGAAGTGTATGTAAAATTAATGATTATACATTTGCACCTAAATTACTAATTAAAATAGTAGAGTTAAATAATTAATTGCTTAATGTTTTTACTACAACATCTATTTTTTTATAATAATCAAAAACATATCTATGATAAGGATGTGTGTTTGTATCATCTTGAAATAATATTCCAATAACTGCATTTGGATATTCTGACAAAATCCAATTTTCCGCAATATATCGTGTATTTATAGCATTTATTGATAGATCTATTTCAATAAATGGTAGTTTATCTATATATGATTTTTTTGACCACCAAAAATTACCCGAATAATGATATGTATGATTTTTATTTACAGCTATCTTATCCATATCATAACAATATGAATTGATAACATTATTTCCAATAGTATCATAAAAACTTAAATTATCTATACAATATTGATATTTTTCTATTAAAAAATATTCCATCATTTTTCTCCACGATAATATAACATTATCATTACCAGCACGACGTACACCTTTTGTATGTATATACAATATATATATTTCATCCTTTAATTTTGAACAAAAATATTTAATAAAATTTATTGTATTCGTTTCATATAAATCTATACGTGAATCTATATATAAAATATCAAATTTATCATCCTGAAAAATCTTTTTATGTATATTATTTATATCTCCAAGTAATCCAATATGTATTTTTTCACATATATCATATAAACCTGAATTTTTTATAGTATTTATTTGATCCTGTATTATTATTTCCCAATTTTCAATCATACATATATGAATAAATATATGAATTGGAATATTATAAACAATATTATTTATAAGATTATTTATATAATCTTCTTTAATATATGTATAATCATCATGTTTTATAAATATCTCTTTTCCCCAATAATTCCATTCAATTATTAATTTATCATTTTCTAACACAAAATTTCCATATTCGCTATTATACTTAAATCTTTTTAATATTTTTTTATCTAAATTCATGATAACTTGATCATTCCATTCATTCTGAATAATATATATTTTTTTAATCTTTTCTTTTAATTTCATATCTTGATAATATAAATAACTATCTTCTGTATAGTAAATCTCATTATTTATTACAATCTTATTTTTTGATTCTATATGAAAAGTATATATCGATTGATTATATTGAAAAGTATTATTCGTAAAATCTAAAGTTACTTCATACTCGTCATCGTCATTTATTATATATATTTTATTCATTATATACTCTTTCATATAAAAAATTCTATCAAAATATATTTTATAAAAAAATATATTTCCGGAAAGATATGGGTAAGAAAGTTAGATTTTATCAATATGCCATAAATATAAAATATATTTTAATATTAAATAAAAACTTATGAAAATCATATATAAATCATGAATTAATAAAATATTATGTTCATATAGATAATAATATTTAAATATTCTATTATATTGAATTACATAATATATTTTATCATCTTGTAAAAATCTTAGTTTTTTATTATTATTATAAAAATAATTATCAATATAATTATGATAATATTTTTCGTTAAGTATATTATCTATTAAATATATTTCTTTATTATGTAAATGTAAATATTCCTTAAAATAATATTTATTATTATATAATGAATATTCTTCAAAATTAAGATAATCCATTTTCTTATTATCATAAAATATTTCATTTGTTAATACATTTATTTTATATATTTCATCAAAATATTTATGTATAATTATTTCTTTATACATATCATCGTATAAAGTAATATTATTTGATTTTAATGTATAAAAATATATTTTTAATATATTATTTATAACAATATGTATAGTTGTATCATATTTTATATAATATCCAATATGAATAGAATTTTCATATATTTTATTATTAAATGTGTTTAAAATATATTTTATATTATTTATGAAAATACAGATTAAATAAATTGGATCGTAATAATCTTTATCACATTTATAAAATACATTTTCATTCCATTTTTCCCAATATATAACAAGTTTATCTGACTCTAATAAATATTTTCCAACTTCATTTTCAATACTTTTTCTATATATTTTATCATTATCTATGAAACATATATCTGTCCAATCACTATGTATTATTAATATTTCAATACTATATTTATCTTTATAATAATAAATATTATCTTTGCATTCAAAAACTTCTGTATTCCATTTTTCCCAATATATAATTATACTATTATTAATAATATTATATTTTCCACATTCTTCTTTATTAGACAATCTATACAAATAATTATTTAAAATATTTATAATACATGAATCATTCCATTCATTATGAACTAATTCAATATTTTTACAGTATTTTATTGTTTTATCATAATAAATATTGTTTTCTAATTCAAATATATTATTATCAAAACCAAATTTAGTTTCATCAATATAGTAATATTTATGTATAATATCATATTTATTGAAATGAAATATTCTATCCTTATATATTAAATATGTTTGTATATCATTGTTCATATGTATTAATATTTTTTTAAATATATTATTTAATAAATATTCGGAGTAATAATAATTTGATGTTTCTTCTATCATAAAATGATCATTAAAATTATTATGCCAATAAATATTTAGAATATTATTTACTAAAATAAAATTACCACATTCGTTATACACATCGTATTCGTCATAAATATATTTATTGTAATCATTCATATAAAAAATAGTATTTATTATTTTATCATCTTTGTAATAATATAAATGTATTTTCTTTTCATATAATGATTTTAAGTAATATTTATCATCTATATTTATATATATTTCTTTTTTAAGATCAAGATATTCAATTGTTAAAAAATAATTTATATAATAATATTTACCTATGATTTTATTATTTTTAAATATTTCTTTATCATTTAATATATATAAGTCTTCAATATTGTTATTAATTATATATATTTTATTTTTATTTATTTCAATATTTTTATATATATGAATATTATTTTTAGTGTTTGTAAAAATAAAAATTTCTTTTATGTCTTCATTGTTATCCCATATTATTTGTAATTTATTATCACTTAATTTAAAATTACCTTTTTCATTATCTTGATTTACAATAATATTATTAAAATGATTAAGTATAACATTTTTTTTATGATTATTATATTCTAATATTATATCTTCCATATATTAAATAAAAATACTTTAAAATTTTAAAAAAATCTTAATCTTTTATAAACTCATTATAAAGTTATCACAATTTAGAATTCTACATAATATATTTTTTTTATAATTATGGTAAAAATAATTATAAAAAAAAATATATTATGTAGAATTCTAAATTGCGATAACTATAAAGTGAGAAACCCTAAGTTTTCTGTATTTATCCTCCTATTTTTAATAATCAATATATATTATTTAGAATATAATAACCCAATCATTCCATGTGAAGTTGAACACCTTGCCATTTGAAAATTATCGGAATAAATTGCTAATTCTGCATCATTATCTAATGGATCAAATTTTATATATATATTATCTATTCTACTAAAATTAATAGTATTATTAAAATCAAATACATATTTATTATATTCCTTATAAGAATAAGGAATAACATAGTTATTGTCTCCATCTTCTATACTTAAATGTAAATTTACTAAATTACTTTCACATAAAACATATAACTTAAAAACAGGATGATTAAAATTTACCTTTACTTTATTTTTCATATTTATTTTAATAGTTTCTATTCCATTAAATTGACACTGTTTAAACCAAAATTCATTATTAATATAATTATTTATTTTATATATATCAAATTCAATTTCTATAGTACCAACAGTACTATTGTATAATATATATAATTCATATCGATGATGTTGTAAAGCCGGCATAATACATCTAGTAAAACAATCAAAAGATAAATGTCCAAATATACTTGGATGTATACGATCGAAACGCTGACCTCCGACACATAATTCAATATATTCTATATTTTTAGGATCTCCTAAAATTCGTAAATTAGTATATCCATATCCATTTTCAGCATCTTCTAATTTAGATATAATTATTTTATATCTTATATGATCACTTTTAATTTCATCTGTGTTTATTAAAATTTTTTCAGTTTTAATATAATCACCTGTATATTTAAATAATTCATCTTTTTTATCACAATATGTATCCTGTGCTCCATAATATTTATCATGAATTTCAGATATAATATTATTATAATTATCCAATTCCATTTTATATTTTATATTTATTATCTTTTTATATATTATCTTTATATATTATCTTTATATATTATCTTTATATATATAAAATAAATAATATATAGAAATAAATGATATATATATTACCAGATTTTTTTTCAAATATTGAATGTGAAAAATATATTGAATTAATAAATAATAATAAAATAATCGTTCCTTTTACAAATAGCGGTAAATTTAATAATAATAAATGGAATGATACAGAATTAACGTCATTATTTTATGAAAAATTATTAACATATAAAATAGATGATAATTTATTAAGACCGAATAAAATTGTAATGTCTGGAAAATATGATGTTGGAGATTCTTTCTCATTACATACAGATACAGGATTATTCTACGACAAAATAAATAAAGAGAAAACATGTTGGACATTACTCATTTACTTAAATGATAATTATACAGGTGGAGAAACAGTATTTTATGATAATAATTTTAATATTAGTAAAATCATTAAACTTAAAAAAGGAAATGCAATTTTATTTGATATTGATTTATGGCATAAAGGAAATGAATTAATAAGTGGAAAAAAATATTGGATTGGTTGTGAAATTATTGGAAAATTTAAAGAATGTTTATTATAATCTACAATACATAAATTTTTAATCGTATTTTTACAATTAAATAAAATTTTTTTATTGTATTATATAACTATATAAATTTTATTAATTTTCATAATATAAACACATTATTAAATAAAAATAAATAGTTTCTAGCATTGTGTATGCAAAGATGTAAAGTCATAATCTTTTATAAACTTAATATGTTCAAAAAATTAATGAAGATAAATCATTTATTTATAAATAAAAAATGAAAAATAAAAATTCATATTCGTCTTTAAATATATTTTGATTCGAAAAAAATATTTTTTAATGAGTTTAAAATTATTTATGGGAGAGTTATATCGTTATGTCTTTATATATATTTTTTTTTTATAAATATAATATGCGATTTTTGCGATTTTACTGATCAGTAGTATCAAAACAACCATCCGCTTTTTTTCCCATCTTATCGCTTGCGACTTTGTTTCTCATTCTTCAGGCGGGGGCGAATAGGTTAAAGTCAAACCTAATGCAACCATTTTCATGTAAATCTTTAAAAGCGTTGGAATTATATCCAACAGTGGAATTATATCCAGTAGTGGAATCATATTCGATGGCTTGATTGATATCCCATTTGTTTAGCTTTTTAAGAATCACTAATTCATAAATACTAGGTGGAAGTATGAAAGCGATGCATTGCCGTGGCTTTTTAATTTTAAGCTTAATATCATCCACGTGGTCGCATGTTACGAAGATCCCATTGAAATATGGGTGTGTGCAATAATACTGGAAGAACGCATAGGTTATTCTCGAGTAATATACCATCCCCCAGACTACTGAGTATATCATATACTTTTCTGAAGGATCATATGTTTTGTTCTTCCGGATGTTGCAATAGAATTCGCGTATATCTTCAGCAATGAGAGTTTTTCCAGTAGTTCTAAAATAGAACGCCATAATGATGGTGGTTATGAGCGAGTCATGGAAGACTCTCCCCATATTATACCGGTCATCCTTCCCGATTGGAAGACTATTGATGATGATCGTGTCCCATAACTTCTGCATTATCGCTTCTTTTAAGCCGGATAAAGATAGGTGGAAGGAGTACACCCCAATAGCCTTGGCGGTATATACTAATGCTTTTATTTCAACACTCATATTTTTCTCGTATTCTTGATCGAATAAGTCTTGGAATAGCCGTTTAATTATCTCCGAAGTGAAAACCTCGTTAATAATATCTATCATCTTTTTGACTGGTTGTTGTGATTTACGTTTATCTTTCACATGCACTGGAAGAGAGATGTTATCTGATGCCTGTTCAGGAATCTCAGAATTTTTCTCTTCTAGTGTAAGAGAGGTTATTACCGGTGGGCCTTTTTCAGACTCTTCCGCCTTTTCAGGTGGGTCTTTTTCAGACTCTTCCGCCTTTTCAGGTGGGTCTTTTTCAGACTCTTCCACCTTTTCAGGTGGGTCTTTTTCAGACTCTCCTGCCTTTTCAGGTGGGTCTTTTTCAGACTCTTCTGTCTTTGCATTGCATGTTTGGTTAGACTCTGTCGGATGTTTTTTCTTATTGTACTTGGCTAGTGCCATAGAGACATAAAGAGAAAGATTATCTGAAGATACGTGACGTGATGTTGTTGCCATTGTTGAATTAACTTTGTAATACACTACGAACTATAATTATAAATACTTGTAAAAAAAATCTGTATTTTTTACTGTCAATTTTTTTAAAACATCTGTAAACAATGCTAGAAACTTACGATTTTATAAAATAAATTCAATAAATTAAAAATATTTTATATATTTATTGATTCTAATAATATTTAACTATTTTAATATTTAAATATATAAGCTGATTCATAATTGAGTATCAATAAATATATCAATAAAATAATGAAAAATAACAGTTTTATTTTATAAAAATATTGTTTACTATATATACATTTTTATTTATTTATATTTTTAATTGATAATATAAGAACTTATATATTTTCATTATTGTTATAATTTATGTTTATTATAAATAAAGAAATAAAACCAAAAAAATAATATGTATTTTAATTTTATCAATAATTTACTGATATTGAATGATGAAACAGCTTATATATTTTTATATAAATTGGCATTTGAATTTTTATATAAATATTTTAGGAAATCTATTACAATCATATGGTTTTGAACGAATAAAATAACATACATAAGATGAAATTAATATTTTATATTTCTTCATTTGTACTTCTTTTAGATAATAAAAGTCTTCAAAATAACTATCTTTAAAAAAAATAGATTCTGAAATATATTTTTTAATAGCGAAACTTATACCAACTCTATTTCTTATAATATTACGGTCTGTTGCAGTAGGTAAAATAAATTTATTTGGATAACTCATTCTAAAAATACAAACTTCAATATTATTATTTATATTTATTTCTTCTTTTAATTTGGAAATATATTTATTTGATAAATAATCATCGTCATCTAAAAATCCGATCCATTCTGAATCTTTTACATATTGAAATCCAATATTTCGTACAAGACCTGCATTACTTTGTTTATTGACTTCTATAACAGTTATTCTATCATCATTTTTTTTTATATTATTTTTTATTCCATCAAAAATAATAATTGCTTTCCAATCAGTATCATCTTGTTCAATTAACGAATTTATAGCATTTAATAATGTTTCCCTTCCAATGGTTGGTATAATAAATGTAATAAATGTCATATACATAATTTAGAAAAAAATTGAAAAATAAATCATATAATATTTTAATGTTATAATATAACTCTTATTATTTATTTTGAAAAATGACTTCTAATATTTTAAGATATGAAATTTATTTTGATGATAATAAATATTATACATTATTTCCAAGTGATGAAAGATATGATAATATTGTTATAGTTGTAAAAATATTTTTATTAAATTATCATATATCTACAAAAAAGATTGTTTCTTCGGATCCAATAGAAAAAAAAATAGAATATTACAATTTGTTAGAGAGATGGGTAGAAGAATTAGGTAATACATGTGATACTTCCATTATGATACGTTGGATATCGTTATTTTTTCAGTATAAAAAGGAAGATTCTTATGAAGTAATAAGTTATGACATACAATTAAAAAAAAATTTATTGATTACAAAATGCAATAATTTACACTTAATGTGTTAATAATAAGTCTATTTTTTAAAATTATGGTGTGTTTAATACACTAAAGATTTATAAAAAATGACAGTTAAAATATAATGAAAATAAAAATATATTATCCTAATAAATAATCGTCATTTTTACTTACCTACTGAAACCCTATCAGAATGCCATATTTCAAAGGTACGCGAAAATTTTTACGAGCACTTCTTCGTTTGAAGATAAAAAGTATAGATACAAACAATTTAGAGGACATGAACATGCCCGAATTAGAGGAGGCCATAAGAGTTCTAGAAGAGCAACTTTTTCAGATACAAGTTAGTAATTGTGTCGTGTTTACATGTATCGTAGTTGGCACAGTAGGTTTAGGAGTATCTCTTGTGCTTACTGGTGGTACCATAACGATACCAATCGCTATTTCAATCGCTTTTTTAAGCTTAATGTACGGAAGTGCATTATTGTCGTTAGTATACAACAAATGCTTCGCTCTTAGAGATAATTATGCTGAAATTAAGGCAGAACTAACTGACCTTAAACGAAAACTATCTGAACTTAAGACCACCAACTTAAATCAGATGGTATAAGTGTGAAATCAAAAAATACTTTATAAAAAATTAAAATTAAATATAATATTTATTTTTATATATAAAAATAAATATTATTATATAAACTATGAATAAAAATATATTAATTATCCATAATAATTGGAGTGGTAAATGTATGATAGAAAATGATAAAATATATAGAATAGAGAATAAAGATGAATATGGTCATTATGATATTAATAAGAATAAGTTAATTATTAAATGGGATAAATGGAATGAAGAAATATTTTATTGCAATGACACGCAATTAAATATATATTATATATTTAATATTTATGAGAAAGAACATGAAAATGTTATTATATATGATAATGAAAATTCATTTTTATTAATATTATATAAAAAAAAAGGTAAATTTACTATATGGGAATTAAAAATAAGTGGAAATTATTTATTTCAACATAATATCTTAATATTAAAATTAAGAAATATTACAACTAAATATATAAAATTTCATAATAATATATATTATAATAATAAAAATAATATTAATATCATTCAACCAAATGCTATTTATTTTAATAATATAATTCTATTTAGTAATATAACATTATGTAAAAAAAATATTGTATTTACATCTATATATTATATTAATAATCCTTTTAATATTGAAGATATAATAATTGTGGTAAATAATCAACATGTTATAAAAAAATATGTTTATAATAATGAAAATATATATGAACCATCTTTAAATATAATTATAGAATTAGAAAATATTGTAAATAATGTAAATATAACGATTGAATATAAAAACAAAAAATATGAAATATTTTTAGAACAATTACAAATCATTGATCATCATATTTCTGCAATGACATTATTTAAAGATGATTATTATTTATTAATTAGATATTTAAAATATTATGAAGATTTAGGTATAAATATATTTTATATTTATTATAATAATAAAATAGATTATAAAATAGTTAATCAAATACAAAAATTAAATACAAATCAATCAAAAATATATTTAACAGAGTGGAATTATACATATTGGTTAAAATATGATGATAAAAAACAACATTTTGCACAAACTATGGCAATAAATGATTCACTTCATATATTAAAAAATTATAGCAATTATATATTATATAATGATTTAGATGAATATTTTTTATTAAACAAATATAATAATTTTAATAATTTAATAAATGAAAATAAAGATATTGATATATTCGTATTTAAAAATAGATTTTGTAAAATGGGCAATGAACTTATAAAATATAAAGATTTTGATGAAAAATTTAATTTAGCAAATATAATAGAAGGTAATTATTGGGATAAGTATAGAGAAAAAAATTTAATAAAATGTAAAAATATTAATGTGATGGGAGTCCATACATATTTTAAAAATTTTAGCCAAAAAGAGATAAAAGATAAAGTTGTAGATCAATTTTACCATATTATTAATTTTGAAGAAAAGCATAGAAATATATTAATGACACAATATATATCATAGGTTTTCTACATATACCATCCTATTTTATACAAAAGTGTAAAAATAAATTTTATTTATAAAAAATATTTAAAAATAGGAAGATATGCACAGGAAACCTAGGTTTTCTCACTATATATCAATGTTAATCATATAAAAATGACAGCAAATAATATATACATTTAATTATATTATAAATTATTTATAATATATTTATGATGCCATTTAACGTGTTTGATGTAATTGAAATTGACATTTTTTATATTGAAATCTTCATCTTAACAGTGAAGATTATTACCTTTACTTTAGCCATATTTCTAAATATTTTTTATATATCACCTTTAAATATATCACATTTTCATAATGATAATTTAAAAGAATTATTAAATGTTATAGCAGATTTTTATATGATAAACATCATCATTACGATAACAATTATTGTTTTAACAGAAAAAGACCGTTTATTGATGAAAGTTTTCGAGCAAATAGCTTATATTAGCCTTTTTTTCATGTGTTTATTCATAATGGTAGAAATAAATATAAGATTGGATAGTATAGAAGAATTGATGTTTTTCAAACTATTATTCATATTATTATCATTTCCTGATTTTGGAGATATTGACATAAACATGATGCATAATATATATCAGCACTTTTGTATTCGTAATAATTTGATAAGTTCTAATTTTGGATGAAATATATTGATAAAATAAAGTAGTAAATTTTATAATACTATAATTAATGAAATAAACTTAATAATAAGTTTCTTATATTATAGTCATCGCAATTTAGAATTCTACTAAAAATTAATTTTATAAAATTAAATTTATTTCTAAATTTTATAATTATTATAATTTAGAATTCTACTAATATATTTTCTAAAATTTGAA